GGCACGGCCATGAACGCCGGCGCCGATCAGTACCGGGCGACCCTGACCTTCGAGCTGCGCTACACGAAGAAGCTGGAGGACATCAACTACAGCCCGCAGCCGTACCGCATCATGTACCGGGGCCGCACCTTTAAGGTCACGAACTACGACGACTACCAGGAGCAGCACCGCACCATCAGACTGGTGGGTGAGTTCTATGAGTAGAGTGAGACCCGACGACCTGGGCGCAGCCATCGCTGCGGAGCTGACAACGTACAGCAAAGAAGTGACGGACCGGGTGAACGACTGCGGCCGCGAGGCCATCAAGAAGCTGGTCACCCTGACCAAAGCCAAGGCGCCGAAGGGTGTCCGCGGCAGCTTCAAGAGGAACATCACCTCCAAGGAGGTGGACGCAGGCCACGGCATGAAGTCATTCATCTGGCACGTAAAGGGCCCGGACAGCCGACTGACGCACCTCCTGGTACACGGCCACGCCACGAAGGACGGAGGACGCACCAAGGCGGACCCGTTCCTTGCGAACGCGCTGGACGAAGTGCTGCCAGAGTTTGAGAAGAACATCGAGGAGGCGGTGCAGAAATGATTGAAACAATTTTAAACGCGGCCGGGGTACAGTTCCGGCGGTCGCGTTTTTTAACGCCACCGAAGGGGACCTACGCTGTCTACATGGACGACGTAACCACCGACGGACCGGACGGTATGAACCGCATTTTTAACCATGACGTCACTGTGGAAGTATACGAACCGAAGCCGGACGACAAAACTGAGGCGGCCATCGAGGCAGCACTCGACGCCCAGGGGCTTCACTATACCAAGCAGGACCGGTACTGGCTGCAGGACGAGCAGCGGTACCAGGTTATTTATGAATTTAGTTACATCATCAAAGTTTAAGGAGGTACAAAACCATGGCAAAGAGATCGAAGGAAAACATCACCCTCGGCTCCGGCAAGCCGTACATCGTAGAGTTTGACGGTGAGATGCCGACCGTCGAGGAAATCTGTGTGAAGGAGAACCTTCTCGGTTATGTAAAGGGAGGCGCTGAGCTCTCCTACACCGAGGAGACCTACGAGGAGAAGGACGACCTGGGCTTCGTTTCCAAGGTCATCACCACATCCGAAGAGGCCATCTTGAAGCTGGGCTTGCTCACCTGGAACGGCGACACCATGAAATACTTGGCGGACCGCTGCCAGGTTACGGAAGAAGCAGGCAAGCGCACCATCCACATCGGCGGCGCAGGCAACAACCAGGGCAAGGAGTGGGCTCTCTGTTTCTTACATGAGGACAAGAAGGACGGCAACCTCTGGATTTTAGTCAGAGGCCGCAACACCGCCGGCTTCACTCTCACCCTCGCAGCTGACGCTGGCACGGTTATCGAGCCGGAGTTCAAGGCGCTGCCGCAGGACGACAAGGGCACCCTCATCACCCTGATCGAGGAAATTCCGACCACCTAAGCAGAACCAAGAAACGGGACCCTAGTGGTCCCGTTTTATTTTAAAACCGAAAGGACGGCTACAGCATGAAGACTTTAGACTTTAATGCACTGGAGAAGCCGGTGCTTGAATTGACATTGAAGGACGAAGCGAAGACGGTCGTGCGCGCTACTGCTCCGACGGAGGAGCTGGTGGAGCGCCTTATCGCAGCATCGGGTGAACTTCAAACAGTAATTAACGACAACACAGGCGAGGTCATTCGCGCATTATTTGAACTTATTGCGGAGCTTATGAGCTGCAACGTGGACGGCCTCACCTTTACAGCCGAGGACCTGCGCGACAAGTACAACATGAAGCTGTACGAAGCCACGGTCTTCGTCAAGGTATACCTGGACTTTATTCAGGAATTAAACGAAGCAAAAAACTGAGGCTCCCGTTTTACCCGATGGCGGATAAAACGGGCGGCCATCAATATCGGACCGCGACCTGGTACAAGCATCTGGTGTCTGACTACACCCGGCTGGACTTCCATCAGGTTGGCCAGCTGAACTACGTGCAGTACCTCGCGTACCGCCGCGATGCTTTTATTCACTACTTGAGCCAGTCGGAAAAGGGCCAGGAGTACCTGGACAACGCTTGGCGCATGGAGCAGACAAAGCCCGACCGAGCCGCGCTCCGACGAAAGCTAGGAAAGGAGGGCGCCGTGAATGGCGAATAAAATTATTAAAGGCCTGACCGTAGAAATCGGCGGCGACACCACCAAGCTGGGCAAAGCCCTGGAAGACGTCGAGAACAAGGGCAGGGACTTGTCCAGTGAACTCGGCAACATTAACCGACTGTTAAAACTGGACCCGGGCAACACGGAGCTGATTGCTCAGAAGCAGAAGGTCCTGGCGGAGGCGGTCGAAAACACCGGCAAGAAGCTGAGGACACTGAAAGAAGCCGAGAAGCAGGTCCAGGAGCAGTTCAAGCGCGGCGAAGTTTCTGAGGAACAGGTCCGGGCGCTGCAGCGTGAGATCATCGCTACAGAGAAGAAGATGAACGGCTACGAGAAGGCGGCCAAAGAAACGGCAAAAGGTACGAAAGACCTGGCCGAAGCATCCAAGGACGCTGCGGACGCCAGCGACGGCCTGGGCTCTAAGCTGGGCGGCCTCGCGAAGGGCGCGCTTGCAGCTGTAGCCGGTGCGCTCACTGCAGTGGTGGGTGGCCTGGTCGGATGCGCGGAAGCCACTCGTGAATACCGCGCCGACATGGGCAAGCTGGACACGGCCTTCACTCAGGCGGGACACAGCTCCGAAACTGCCACCGAAACCTACCAGGCACTGCAGGGCGTCCTGGGCGACAGCGGCCAGGCAGTCGAAGCAGCGAACCACCTGGCGAAGCTGACCAAGAACGAGAAGGACTTGGAAAAGTGGACGGACATCTGCACCGGCGTGTATGCGACCTTCGGCGCTTCCCTGCCTATCGAGGGATTAACCGAAGCCGCGAACGAAACGGCAAAAACCGGCGTTCTCACCGGGGCCCTCGTCGACAGCCTCACGTGGGCGGGCGTGAGCGAGGAGGCCTTCCAGGCGCAGCTGGATGCCTGCACAACCGAGCAGGAACGCCAGGCTCTTATCACGGAAACACTCAACGGCCTCTACTCTGAGACCGCTGCACAATACAAGGAAACGAACGCGGAGCTCATCCGAGCGAACGAAGCGAATGAAGCCTGGACGGCGTCCATGGCCGAGGCCGGCGCAGCCGTCGAGCCTATTCTGACCGACATCAAGCTGCTGGGCGCTTCTCTTCTGTCCGACCTCATGCCGGGCATCACTAACGTGACGGAGGCCTTCCGCGGTCTGCTGAACGGTGACGAAGGAGCCGCGGATGCCATCGGCGTCGCGCTGTCCGGCATCATCACCACACTGCTCACAAAAATCACGGAGCTGCTGCCGACGGTGGCCACCATGGCGATCAGCCTGCTGACCACCCTCACAACGACACTCATCACGGCCTTGCCGCAGTTAGTCACCACCGGCGTCGAGATAATCATGGCGATAATTAACGGGCTGACCACAGCCATCCCGCTGATTGTGACCGCCGTGGTCGAAATGATACCGCAGCTAGTGGCTGCGCTGGTGACAGGCATCCCGCAGCTGATACAGGGCGCGGTCAATTTATTCCTGGCTCTTGTCCAGGCCATCCCGCTCATTATTCCGCCGCTTGTGGATGCACTGCCGCAGATTGTGATGGCGCTCATCAACGGACTGCTGGCTGCCATCCCGCAGCTGCTGAACGGCGCGGTGCAGTTCTTAACAGCCATTGTGCAGGCCATCCCGCTGATACTCAACAAGCTGGTGCCTGAAATTCCGAAGATTGTGACCACGCTGGTGAACGGACTGGGCGAGAATATCCCGGTGTTACTTGAGGGTGCTCTGGCGCTTCTCCAGGCCATCGTGGACGCCATCCCGCTCATTATTGAGGCACTGGTGCCGCAAATTCCGACCATAGTGGACACAGTGGTCGATGTACTGCTGGACAACTTCCCGGTACTACTGGACGCAGCCGTGGAGCTGCTCATGGCCCTCGTGAAAGCTATCCCGAAGATAGTGACGTCCTTGGTCAAGAACCTGCCGAAGATACTGAACGCCATCACCAGCGTGCTCAGCGCCATCCCTTCACTGCTGGGGGGAATATTGAGCCAGGCCATCAACAAGGTGACGAACTGGGTGATCAATATGAGGAGCAAGGCACAAGACGGCATCAAGAAAGTCGTGGACGCAGTCGTGAACGGCTTCAAAGGTCTCCCGGATAAAATTAAAACCGTCGGCAAGAACCTCGTGGAGGGCTTGTGGAACGGTATCAACAACATGGTGGGCTGGGTCAAGGATAAAATCAGCGGCTTCACGAGCAGCGTCCTGGACGGCATCAAGAGCTTTTTCGGTGTGCACTCTCCTTCCAAGGAAACCGAGTGGATTGGTAACATGCTCGACCGAGGCCTGGCGGAGGGCGTTCTCAAGAACATGGACGCGCCGCTTGACGCCATGGCTGACGTGGCCGACGGTATGCTGGACGAAGCCGGAAGCCTCAACGGTGTGACGCTGGAGCGCCAGCTGCAGCACACCTTCACCGCTGACCAGGGCATGACACCGGCAGAGACCGGACTCATGGGCAGACTGGACAGCATCCTGGCAGCCATCGAGCGCGGCCAGGTCATCATGTTAGACGGCGACTATCTGGTCGGTGCAACCGTGGACCGGATGGACGCTAGACTGGGCCAGCGCCGTGCGCTGGTAGCAAGGGGGGCTATGTAATGAGAACACCACGCGAGATACGCTTCGGGGAGTATTACACCCACGCGAGCGGGCTCTGGACACTGACGGGCCTGGAGCTTAGCGCCGCGAAATCTGAGCAGAACCTGGTGGAGGTTCCGGGGCGCAGCGCGCCGCTGGACCTCAGCACCGCCCTCACGGACGGGGAGCCGACCTACGGCAGCCGGACACTCAAGGCAACGCTTGAAAGCTCTGAGGGCTCCAGGCTTGCAAGGGAGGCGCGCATCAGCCAGATGACCAACGCCCTGGACGGGTACCGCATGAACATCGTGCTGCCGGATGACCCGGACCACTACCTCAGCGGCCGCGTCCATGTGGAACGACTTTACAATGACGAGGCGCATGCTTCCGTCCGGGTGACCGCCACCTGCGACCCGTGGAGGTACGCAAAGAACGAGACAGTGGTCACGCTGCAGGCGACAAACGTCGAGCAGACTGCCATCCTGACCAACCAGGGGCGCCTTGGCGTCGTGCCGCTGTTAAACATCACCCAGGGCGACGTGCTGCTCGCCTTCGGCGGGGCTTCCTGGGCGCTGAGCCCTGGCTCTTATGCCCTGCCTGACTTATATCTGAAATACGGGGAGCACACTCTCACCTACTCCGGCGCGGGCGTGCTTACTTTTACCTATAGGGAGGCGGTACTATGATACAAGTCTATGCAGACGGCGACCGGCTTGTGTACGACAGCCGCCTGGACAGCCACAGCCTGCTGGAGCTGTCCTACACTGCGGGGCTGAACAAAGCCGGGACGGCAAAGTTCACCCTGCCGCCGGGGCATCCGATGTATGACGGCCTTGTCAGCTACCGGACCCCGCTGGAGATATACAAAGACAAGAGCCTCGTCTTCCGGGGCCGTGTACTCTACCCGGAGGACAAGTTCAACAAGGACCGGCTCGTCACTTGCGAGGGCGAGCGCGGCTTCTTCCACGATGCGGTCATGCGGCCGTATTTATACCAGGACAGTCCGGCCGTTATTTTCGCGCATGTGCTGGAGCTGTACAACGCCCAGGTGGAAGACTTCAAACAGTTCGCCCTGGGTGAGGTTACGGTCACAGACGCGAACAACTACATCCGCATTGAAAGCACCAAGGCCGAGCAGGTGAGCGACACCGTCAACAAACTGGTGGAGCGCTGCGGCGGGTATATCGTTTTTACAACGAACACCGAAGGCCGGCGCACGGTCAACTGGTACCAGGACTTGGGCTACCGTAGCAGCCAGACGATTGAGTTCGGCGCCAACCTGACCAACTTCGCGCGATCGGACGCAAGCCCAGACCTGGCGACGGTCATCATCCCATACGGCGCGCAGATTGAGTCCGAGGGCGAAGAGACCACCGGCCAGCGCGTGACCATCGAGAGCGTGAACGACGGGCTGGACTTTATTCAGGACTATGACGCCGTGGCGCTCCGGGGAGTTATTGCGAAGCCTGTCTACTGGGACGACGTGACGCAGCCGGAGAACCTGCTGGCGAAGGCGCAGGCATATCTGGCCAAGAGCCGGAACATCATCACCAGCTTGACCTTGTCCGCCGTGGACCTCTCCGACCTGGACAAGAACATCGACACCTTCCAGGTGGGTGACCTCATCCGGGTGCGGAGCAAGCCGCACAACGTCGACGAGGACTTCCTCCTGACCGAGCGCACGGTGGACCTGCTGAACCCGGCGAAGGGTACCGTCACCCTGGGCAAGGAGAACGCATCCCTCACCGGCATGGACGTGGCCGGCGATAGCAAGAGCGCCAGCGAACTGCAGAAGACTGAGCACAGCATCCGCGCGGAGTATCAGCTGAACTTCGCGGCAGCGGTCGAAGAGACCCAGCAGAGCTTCAGCACTCTCCTGCAGCAGACCAGCGACCTCCTCAAGCTGGAAGTGTCCGAGGCATACGCGACGAACGGCGACGTCGAGGAGCTTATCTCCACAACCATGACGCAGCTGTCCGACAGCTTCACGTATTTGTTCACCGAACTGGAGAAGACGGTCAACACAAACGACGCGGACGCCCGGGCGCAGTTCACGGAAATCTCGAAGTATATCAGGTTTGTGGACGGCAACATCGAACTGGGCGAGAACGGGAACAGCATCCTGCTGCGGATTGAGAACGACCGCATCTCGTTCATAGACGACGGCGCCGAGGTGGCCTATATCTCGGACAAACACCTGAACATACTGGACGGCACCTTCGTCCACTCTCTACAGATCGGCCGCTTCGGATTTATTCCGCGAGCAAATGGCAATCTGTCACTTGTGAAAGTAGGTGAATAGAATGGCAGCAAACGGAAGTAAATCGGTAACCGTGACCAACTGGGACACCCTCAAGTTTAACTGGTGGATAGTGAGCCAGAGCGTGGCCAACAACACCACGGTGGTGGGCTGGAACATGCAGCTCGTGGCCGGGTCCTCCGGCAAGATAAGCTCCACCGCATCGAAGGACTGGAGCGTGACGGTCAACGGCACCAAGTACAGCGGCACCAACACGGTCGGCGTCGGAAACAACGCGACGAAGACCCTGGCCAGCGGTACCACGACTGTGGCGCATAACGCGGACGGCACCAAGACCTTCTCCTACTCATTCAGCCAGGAGTTCGGCATCACCTTCTCCGGGTCGAGCATCGGCACGAAGAGCGGCTCCGGCTCCGGTACGCTGAACACTATCCCGCGAGCGACGACCCCGAAGCTCTCCGTGTCCAGTGTGGACATGGGTGGCAGCGTCACGATCAGCACTCCGAGAGCAAGCAGCGGCTTCACTCACGACCTAGCCTACAGCTTCGCAGGAAGCGGCTGGGTGAGCATCGCCACCGGCGTGGGAACGTCGAAGGCTTGGACGGTACCGGACCTTGCCTCGCGCATCCCGAACGCCACCAGCGGCGTGATGACCATCCGCTGCATAACGAAAAACGGCAGCACGACCATCGGCACCAAGACCGCCCTGCTGACGGTGAAGGTCCCGGCGTCTGTGGTGCCTACTATCTCAGCGGTAACCCTGGCGGAAGCGACCAGCGGCCTGGCTGCACAGTTCAAGGCCTACATCCAGAACAAGTCGACGGTGAAGGCCACCATCACGGCAGCAGGCGCCAAGGGCTCCACGATTAAGAGCTACAGCACCACCTTCCAGGGCAAGACCTACACGGGCAGCTCCTGGACCTCCGCCGTGCTTGCGAAAAGCGGCACGCTGTCCATGACGACGAAGGTCACAGACAGCAGAGGCCGGACGGCATCCAAGACGACCAGCATCACAGTGCTGGCCTACACGGCGCCGAAGATTGTGGCCTTTAACGCCTACCGCTGCCTGGAAGACGGAACCGAAGCGCACGACGGCACGTACGTGGCCGCGGTGTACAACTACACGGCGCCGAGCCTGAACAACGGCAACACGGTGGCCATGACCATCCAGAGGAAGCTGCCGAGCGCGACTTCATGGACGAACGTGCACACAGGCACCGCCCTGACAGCGAGCACCACGACCATCTTGTCCGGCTTCTCCGCTGACAACCAGTGGGACCTCCGGCTGGTCGTGACGGACTGGTTCGGAGCTACCAGCCGCTACCCTCTGACGTTACCGACGGCGGAGGTCATCCTGGACATACGAGCCGACGGCAAAGGCCTGGGCATCGGCAAGGTGGCCGAGCTTCCCGAGGGCCTGGACATCGGCTGGAACGTCAGAACCGCAAAGGAGCGGCTGCTGTGGTCCGGTGGGTACTACATGACCGCAGACCACACGGTCACCCTCAAGGAACGGGTGCGCGACCAGATGACCGGCATCGTGCTGGTGTTCTCTGAGTTTGTGGACGGAGCGGCAAAGGACACAACGTTCACCTGCTTCTTCGTCCCGAAGCAGCAGATCGCGAAGCACTCAGGAACCGGCCACTGTTTCAACATGATGA